ACACAGAATGTTCGACACATTAGAAGAGTGCGTTATGGATATTGAAGAATTAAAAGATGAATTATCTATGATCCAAATGACACAGACCGCTAATGGTAGGGATAGATGGGATACTCCAGAAGTTATTGTTGGAACTGGTAAAAAGAGCAAGATGAGAAAGGACCGATATTCTGCATTATTGATGGCAAACATGGCAGCTAGAGTATTACAAAGAACTCCAACTCAAGAAGCATACAATTTTTATGGCGGCTTTGCAACTGGCAGGAGTGGAGATGATAAAAAATCTTATGATAATGAAAAGTTATACAATGGGCCAAGCTGGTTTGCTGATCAAATGAAAGATGTGTATTAGTAAATAGGTAATCCAATTAACAATCCAACTATAGGAAAACCATGAGCAACGAAGAAATGATAACTTGGAACGATAACGATTTACCCAGCAAAACAGAGGCTTTTGCACAGTTTTCTGATAATATCGAATCATATGCTGGTTTGCCAAAAGCTCAAGGCACACACTATAGAAATTTTATAGATATTGAGCCAAATCGTTCTGTTCGTCCCGGCTTTAATCCTAGCGATTATTATGCATTTAGACCAGACGAGGCTGTTCCACAGCAGCAACGCCGTGCCATTAAAATGTGCATGGATGCCTACGATAAAGTCGGCATAATCCGTAATATTATTGATCTTATGGGCGACTTTGGTAGTCAAGGTATAGAGATAGTTCATCAAAATAAAAGCGTTGAAAGATTTTATCAACAATGGTTTAAAAATGTAAATGGTAAGGAAAGATCAGAAAGATTTCTTAATAATTTATACAAAGCTGGCAATGTTATAGTGTATCGCAGTTATGCGAATATGACTCCAGAATTAACAACTTATATGAAGTCTTTGTCTAAAGATATTAGAGTAGAAACGCCAAATGTGACAGAAAATCAAATACCTTGGAGATATAATTTCTTTAATCCACTAACCGTGAAGATGAAAGATGGTAATTTGTCTCTATTTATGGGCGCTCAGAACTATACTTTAAGCACTAATACATTTTTCGACAAGTTTCCAAATGGTGATATTCCTAGCACAGTCTTAGAGACATTGCCTACGCCTATAAAACAGAGTTTAAAGCGTGGAGAAAAAGAAATTCCACTTGATCCAGCCAGATTAGGTGTTTTCCATTATAAAAAAGACGATTGGCTACAATGGGCTAATCCAATGATTTATGCTATTCTTGACGATATCATCATGTTAGAAAAAATGAGATTAGCAGACTTGTCAGCACTAGACGGAGCTATTTCAAATATTCGTTTATGGACACTAGGAAGCCTTGAACACAAAATTCTCCCAAATAAAGCTGCTATAAATAAATTAAGAGATATTTTAGCTAGCAATGTTGGTGGAGGAACTATGGAACTTGTGTGGGGTCCAGAATTAACATTCAAAGAATCAAATAGTGAAGTATATAAATTTTTAGGCTCAGAGAAATACACCGCTGTTTTAAACAGTATTTATGCTGGACTAGGCGTTCCTCCAACGCTTACTGGCATGTCAACTAATGGCGGTGGTTTCACAAATAATTTTATATCACTAAAAACTCTTGTTGAGAGATTACAATATGGACGCGACCTATTAGTTAAGTTCTGGGATAAAGAAATAGAAATAGTAAGAAAGGCTATGGGATTTAGATATCGCGCCCACGTTCAGTTTGATCAAATGACATTATCAGACGAGGCAGCAGAAAAGAATCTTCTAATACAACTTGCTGACCGCGATATCATTAGTCAAGAGACTCTTCTTGAGAGATTTAAAGAGATTCCAGAAATTGAGAAGATTAGGCTTAAGAGAGAGGTTTCTGATCGCGCAGATGAATCTTACCCAAAGAAGGCTGGACCATATCACAGCCCACAACAAAAAGAAGCTTTAGAAAAAATTGGCCTACAGTCTGGAAAATTATTACCAAAAGATGTTGGTTTAAAAACTAGCGTCCCAACAGATGTTCTATTACAGCCTAAAGGCGCATCCCCGTTCGGTGGCGGCTCTCCAGCAAAACAGCCAGCACCACCAAACCAGAATGGCAGACCACCATTAAAACAAGATGAAGGTCCAAGAAAGAAACGCATTGATAATCCTAGATCAAAACCCGGAGTAGCAGAATTAATAGTATGGTCTGAAACTGCATGGGATAAATTATCTGATATATTAACCAACGCATATCTAAAATCAAATAATAAAAAAAATCTTAGACAGCTAACTAAAGCAGGGTTTAATAATCTTGAACAATTAAAAATAGATGTATTAACAAACCTAGAACTTTTTTCTGATGTAGATGAAACTACTATAGCAACTATATTATCTAATAATTCAACAACACCAAAAGACTTCTCTTTACTGTTAAAAGAGAACAATATTTCTATGGAAGATATGACTATAGATTCATATAGAAAGAGTGTCATTGGATTATATATTGAGCAAAAATTGACATAAAAACGTAGTTATATTACATTTTGTGTATAATGTCTTGAAAGGTAATATATGAAAATATTTCAACAAGAAATACTAGACGGCGTATCCGAAAAAATCAAGGCTGATACTACAGTCGCATATTGCGCCCCAGCAGTGGTGTGTGAAAAACATAACCACTCATCTGAATATATTGATAAAATTAAAGCTAGCGCAAATCCTAAACAAATTGATCTCTATTATATTAAATCTATATTAGTTTCTACTGGTTGGAATAAGAATGATGACGTTTTTCCACCAGAACAGACATGGGCAGCTAGAACAACTCCAGAAGATAAACAGTTTAATTTCATGCATAATGAAAACGATATAATCGGCCATATTACTGGCAGTTATGTTGTTGATAGAAATGGCAATGCTATAGCTGATACCGAAACTGTTCCACCAGAATTTGATATCATAACAGAAGCTGTTTTATATAATAGCTGGACTAATCCAGAAAATAGAAATAGAATGTCAAATATTATAGATGAAATTGAGCAAGGTAAGTGGTTTGTATCTATGGAATGTTTATTCGCCGGTTTTGATTACGCACTAATAGACGCACAAGGTAATCCAAAAGTAATTTCAAGAACCGAGCAATCCTCGTTCCTTACAAAACATCTTAGAGCTTACGGTGGAACTGGAGAATATGAAGGCTATAAAGTTGGAAGGGCTTTAAGAGATATTGCTTTTTCTGGCAAAGGTTTAGTTTCAAAACCAGCTAATCCAAGAAGTATTATTCTAGACGCTAGTAAAGCTTTCATCGAAAATATAAAAGACGATGTTAATATTAATCCTAAAGGAGAAATTCAAATGTCTGATACCAATGTAGAAACAGTGGTAGCTGAAGAGTCAGCACCAATTGTAACAACAAATGAGGCTACACCAGCGCAAGTTGAAGTAGTGCCAGAGAAGGACTATGCAGCAACAATCTCTGCACTTGAAGCTAGTCTCACAGAAAAAACAGAAGCTTTTAAGGCTCTTGAAGAGACACTAAAAGCTAACGAAATTGCTATTAAAGAGCTACAAGACGCAATCGCAGCTAAAGACGCAGAGATGATGAACATGAAGAAGAAAGAGAAAGACCGTATGCGCAAGGAAAAGCTTGTGTCATCTGGTTTTGAAGAGTCAGAAGCTGACGAATCTCTTTCATTTTATGATAATCTAGATGATTCTGCTTTCGATGCTATCGTTGCCATGTATAAGAAGAAAATGGGCAAGGGTGGCAAGAAGATGGAAGTCAAAGAGAATGTCACAAAGGATGAAGAAAATGAAAGTGCCAATCCTAAAGCATCAGTAACAGCTTCAGAAGAAAAGATCGAAGAAGTTGCTGAAACACTTTTTGATGGTGTTCATTCAACCGAAGCTGCTTTAGTCGATGCCTCTGATGTAAACGATGAACTTCATGCTACCAGAGCAAGTGTGGCTCAGTGGCTAACAGAAAACGTACTACGTAAGTGATTTAACAAGGAGAAATAAATTATGGCTCTAAAATCAGATAGATACGAACTTCAAACAGACATTAGTTTCTTCTACAATGATGGTGCCGTTACTCGCGGCGGCGTTGTTGTTCATGATACTACTGCCGGTTCTGGCGCTTCAATGGATCAAGGTGTAAACCTTGTGAAGTACACAACAGTGTCAGCTACAAATGTTCCCGTTGGTATTCTTCTTAACGACGTTGTTAACAAGGATCTAACCCGTACTCACCTTAATCAACACAAGGATGAAGTACAGAAGGGTGGCAAAGTCACTATTCTCCGTAAGGGTTACGTTGTTACCAATATGGTTACTGGCAGTCCCGCTGCTGGTGATCCCGCCTATGCCTGCACTGCTACCGCTGGTTACATCCGCAAGGATGCCGCAAGTGCCGCAGCTTCGGGTGCGTTACTTATTGGTCGCTTCCTTACTTCTAAGGATGCTGACGGTTATGCCAAAGTCGAAGTCAACCTACCCTGACCTAAATATATATAAAAGGAGAATTAAACATGCCAGAGAATAAAAGACCTAGTGACGAATTCATCGCTCTCCTACGCAAGTCAGGGGATGCCGATATCAACGTAGCTGCGGCTGCTCAACGTGAGTTTGCTAAAGCTCTAGAACTTCCTCTTCGTAAAGGCGTTCTAGTTGGAAATATCCTTGGCGATATTTTCGAAACCATCAATGTGGAAGCCGGTTCAACAACCG